GTCGCAATTGACCCAGCCCCATTTCTTCTATTTCGTCCCATGTCAAAGCTTTGCTTTCGCCTTCGCTTTTTTTTGGCCGTTACCCATCAGCGCTTCGACAGCAACTGAAAGGCTTTTTAAATCTTTCACTTCAATCATGCCAAAGAAATCATCAACGTTCATTTCGAACGCCATGCCTGACGACTTGCAACCTTCTTGAACAAAGTAGTAAATAAGCTCCGGTATCGCTGTGATATCGTTGCTGTCTACATCTGCAACCTTTTTACCGGTTGCGTCTTCGAACTTCCTCCATGCGCGAATAGTCGCGCGAAGTGGATATGTTTTGCCGTCAAGTTTTATCTCTACCATGAGGCAAAGATATTACGAAATCACTTCACGTACAACTGTGCCAGTTACTTCAACGCTCAAAGAAAAACCAACGTTGTCTTCAACGCCTGCGCTTTGCTCTAGGCTTGTGATGAAACCTTCAACATTGAACTGTTCGTCACCTGCGTTTCCTGCTGCACCTGCTCCTGTGTTTGTGAACACAATGAAAAGCTTTGCACCTGCAATTTGATGATCAATTAATTGATTGTATCCGTTTGTTGTGTCTTCAGCAAATAAGCCGGACAAAGAAAGCGATGCCGATTTTAGACCGGGCAACAACTCACGAAAGCCGCCGCTGGTTTTGGTTGTTATATCTCGCATATCCGTAGACATGGAAATGCTGCACTCTGTTACGTGGTCAACAACTACTTCGCTTGCGTCGGTTGTACCGAGAAACACGCGAATGCTGCTGGAATTGATTATGCCTGCTGTTTGGGCCATTATTGTTATATTTTAGGGGTCGTTTTTTTCTTAATATCTTTCTGTTCGGTCGCATCTAAATAGCCACCTTTTTTCAGCTTCGCCGCAAATTTATTGGAAACCTCAACAGTCTTACCTGCTGGCCATTTCCATCCGTAATTGTTTAGCGGCTTTTGTAGTGTTACCTTCATGCGTGCAATTTACTGCTTTATAATTTGTCTAGTTAAGCATTACAGCAAACCGTATTCACCAACAGCAATAGTGGTGCTTTCAACACCTGAAGCAGTAACCCATTCCATATAGTGCGGTGCTTCAACAATCCATGTTTGATACGTAGCAAAATACACCCCATCGATTTCCTCGCATTCCTTAATGGATTCTTGATCGTACATAAAATCCATATTCGGGACAGACGCATCCGTCCAACCTTCAAGGAAATCAGTGTCTTGATTTACCTCAACTCGATACGTGTTTGATTTTACCATGACACTACAATATGTATATTTCCAACTGAGGCTGTTGTAGCCGTTGCACTACCAACGTTTACCCATGCAGTTGTGTTTGCAGCATACCCCAAGGATTGCTTAAGGGTATAGCCCAAATTGCCACCACCAATAGTCATCTGCCCGTTTTTTATAGCTACTGCAGGCCATTGGTTAGTGCTGCCAGTTTGCGACCAATTATAGAAAGTATATCCTGTTGCGCCCCCATCGATTAGCCCCATGCCAGCAGTGCCTTTCATGTCAGTAGTTGAGCCGTCAGGTCTACACCTAGAGCCAGCTTCACCTGCAAAGCGCAGTTGACCTGTAGTGGTCAATCCAAAATATGCGTAATAATTACCTTTGAACATTTTAACTATATCACCGCCGCTATAAGACAACGTTGGTCCATTGATGTCACTTGTGCTTGTTATCAATGGGCCTGAAATGCTTTGATTGTTTCTTCCAGTCGAGTAAACATTGCCATCTTTCGTTATTTTGAGATGTCTATACATACTTGAAGCAACATGAGTGCAGCCTGTTAAATTGTTCTTCTCCCGTGTCAAAGTAGAAGAAGACCCAGACGTAGTTCCTCGACCAGCCATATAACTATAATTGTATCCGCAAGTGTAAACGTGTCCCGTGTCAGTGAGAGCAGCGTGAAGTCTCCACCCTAACGACGTAACAACCCAATTTAATGAACTATTCACAACAATCCATGTGTAGGCGTTAGAGGTTGAGCCATCGCCACGCTGTCTGTATGAGCCGCGACCTGTAAACATCAAGTCCCCACCTTTGACAGCAGAGAAACATTGCTCAGCTGAGCTTATGTCAGTCCAGTCTGTATCTGTACCATACTGTCGCCACGTACTATCTTGCGTTCCCCATGTCATATAATCCGTATCAGGAGCAGCCCAATACCAAAGTGTCCCATTAGCCTTAATGGCTATCTGCACATTTCCCACGTCATTTCTTGCAGCGATTTTTGTGAACCTATTAGAGTCTAGGCTGCCAATATTAAAATCTAGCGTGACTTGTGGGTTTGTTGTTATAGCCCCATTTCCTACTAGAACCGTTCCGGTTACGCCAGCGGCTGGCATAGCATTTGGTGTAATGCCACTTCCACCTCCTTGCGTGGTGAAGAACCCGTCTACGTTATTTATGTCCGCTGTAGGGACTCCTGATATTTCTCCCATTATGAATCAATTTTAACCCAGTCTTTCGATGGGTCGAAGTAACAAATAACCTCTCCACCTTGTCCTGTGCCAACAAAGTACCCTACTACTCTGGAATAATAGTTTGCTGTCGTTGGTGCGGTTGCACTAAATGCACCACTTGCACCGATCCACAAAGGGCCACCGGCTGTTGCGCTGTTAATCGCAGAAACCGCATCCACCATTCCTTGCAATACGCATACTCCGCTTCCAGTGTGAAAACCTATGAACTTTTTGCTGTTGGCGTTACTTGTGTCGGCCAATGAATCCCCCATGATGTCCACAATCTTATTGGAAGCTACACCCACAGAAGTATTCATAAAGATGTTCTGTCCCGTGTTCAGTTCGTCTTCCTCGTAGTTGGTTGTTATGTTGTCCAACTTCGTTTTGTCCGCTGCTGACATAGAACCGGACGCGCTCGCTGTCGCTGCTGTAATGCTGATGTCAGGCGTGTTACCACCGCTGGATGCAATCGGGGCTGTACCTGTTACCGCTGTTAATCCACCGCCGCCGCCGCCTGAACTTGCAATTGTAATCGTGCTGCTTCCGTTATCCGTTATCGTTACGTTTGCCCCTGCTGTAAGAGTCAAACCACCCAACAAGCTGTTCACCGATGAAACGCCCCCACTTGTTCCGCTTGCCGCTGTTGTTATACGGCCTTGAGCGTCAACGGTGATGTTCGTGTTTGTGTAACTTCCTGCGCTTACTGCTGTATTTGCGAGCGCAATTGTGCCGCTTCCCGTGATGGTTCCCCCACTTAAACCCGTTCCCGTTGCGACGCTTGTAACCGTTCCGGCGTTGTTGCTTACATCTGCAAACAACAGAGTGCCTGAGCCGTTGGTTGTAAGTGCCTGACCGTTTGTTCCTGTGTCATTAGGCAGCGTTAGCGTGTACGTTGCTGCTGCACTATGTGGCGGCGCTTGAATTTTTACGCCGTGAGTATTGACTTCGCAGTTTAGTTGAATGGCCGCGCTGTTCGTGTCGCCTTTCACCTCAAGAACACCCGTGCCATTCGGTGCGACAATAATATTGCCGTCGGTTGTGGTTGTCTTTATCTCATTTACTTGCGTATCAAAGTCACCTGTGAGCTGTGCGTTTGCTGCCATTAATGCACCCGATGAAGAAACGTTTACTGCGTCTGTAATATCTGCACCGGCTTCAATACCATTTAACTTTGTTGTGTTCGCTGTTATTTCGTTTGCTTGTGTTGAGCTTATGCCAATTTTTGCCGTGTTTAATAAAACTGATGCATTTGACGAAACCCTAACTTCTGTAAAGTACAAATTTGAACTGCCTTCAGGTAGTCCGTCTGTGTTCGTTGGTGCAGGACTCGGTATTGATACAGGTTCGGCCTGCCAACTTCCTGAAATGTATCTCAAAAACGAATTTGCTACAGGCGTTGTAATGGTTGTGTCGGTTAAATTCGCAAGTGATGTATTGCCGTTAAAAAACCCCCTAGGTGAGCCGTCGTGGTTGTAAATTAACTGCTGACCGGTTTGTAAATTTGCCAGCGTTACATCAGAAAGTTCGCCAATTGAGCTTATTCCTGAACCCGTAGCCGCTAGCCATACCGATGTCGCCGCGTCATATGCTATCACCTGTCCATTTGTTACGCCTGTGGTGTTTACGTCTGCAAGTTCACCCAGGTTGACGCCGGTGATCGGGCTGCCTTGTGCAATCTCGAAATTCGTCCGACTAATTCGTACGTCGTAATCTGAACTCACGTTGTACGCGCGCTGTGCCTCTTCAAAATCAATTACTTCGTTCATGTACGAAATACTTTGCACATTCACGCCGCTGTATGTGCCAGTAACGCGATCCAATGCAGCACGAACGGCTGCACTCATGTCAATGACTTGCGTGTAACTAGTCGAAAATAAATTTACTTCGATATTCGCCGTGTCCATCTTGGACGGTTCGCGCTTCGTGTCGCTCGGTTCGTTATTGCTAATATTGTATACAACATACGGCAACGGCGCATCCTGCTGGGCTACCTCCGGATAAATCCGCGTGCCTACAATAGCCGTCAAATCGGAACTGCTGTTGAGCAGAAAAAAAATTGCTTTGCCTACTGTCATCTCATATATCTTTCGAATTCTTTTCTCAGTCCTGAATACAATTTCTTGCGCATCTTTTCTTGGTTCTTCTTCTTCGCTTTCTCAAAGACTTGATAATTGTGGCCGCTGCGGTTTTTGCCTCCGAATGCGTCGCTATAATCTCCGGCTTCAACGATATGCGCAAACCACGCATCGTGCCCTTTTCGGACGTTGTTGAATGCGCGCGGCCCACCTAATACCGTGGCGCGGCTTTTGTTAGGTGTCCAGGAACCAACTGAATTCCTAAGCGTTCCGGGTTCAATGTCTTTTCGCCCCTTTACCTTAATGACTTTTTTTGCGTCTTGAATCCTGCCGGGTCGACGTAAATAGCGCACGTAAATTTGAACCACTTGGCGGTTCACTTTGCGCATTTGCGTCATGTCCTTTTTATTGAACGCAATAGCACGGTCGAGGCGTTTTAACACCATTTCCAGCCCGTCAACATTTGCCGTTTGTAGTGCCATTATTCGCCGCGTAAAGTGGTTACAATTCGCAAACCTTCACCTCTACCAATTTCCTGAAGCGCCTCGATTTGGTAGTAGTTGCCGTCATAGTTTACACGGTCCGTTGGAATAATGCCGCTGGTTGTGGGACTGTATCGAATTATAAAACTAACCGGTTGCTTCGTTAGTATTTGATCGCTTTGGATAGACTCCGTACCGCTTCCGTACTTGTATGAAACCTCAGCCCATACCGTCGCGAATGTAGCCCAAGCCTCGGCCCGTTCGCCGTATTGGTTCGTCGTTAACGCGGCGCGCTCGATTATAATGCGCCGATCCATTTTGCCGAATCTCATACGCTTGTAATAATTCGGTACGGCGAAAGTATCGCGTGCATACCCATTGGAATTTCACGAGGAACACCGCCGCCGCTTGTTACCTCCTGCCGGTTTTCGTAAAGGTGTCCGACCATTAAACGAATGGCGGTGATAATTGGATTCGGAATTGACGCTTCAGGATAACCGACCAACATATTAACCTGAACGGCGTTGAAGGTGTTTTCATAAATATCAGGCGCGCTGTCGAATGTGATCCGCGTGGCTTTCGTCTTTATGTCAAACCAGTATTTGGTTGTAGCCAACGTTTGCGACGCGTTCGCCGTGTCCAAATAGGTCACGCTGGTAATTGATGCCACCGGGCCAATTGGAAACCGTGCGTTATAAAAATTGTCCATATAACCCACGGCTGCAACGTCACCCAATCGCGTGTTACAATAGTCTTCAACCCATGCAATCGCCGCGTTTCTATACGCTTGAATTAACGTGTCTTCATCGCTGGAATCAACCCGTAAATGTTCCTTCAATTGGGCCACGGTAATAACGCCGTCAAAATCAGGCGTTCCGGTTATTTCAATGGTCATCATGTCGCTAAAATACGGACAAAAAAAAAGGGAGAGCGCAAGCCCTCCCCTTTCTGATAATTACCGAAATAATTATGCGTTGAAGTGGTTTGCCAAAGACAAAGCACCTGGCTGACGCAAATCGAAGTCGAAGAAACGATTAACGTGCAACTTGATCTGTGCAGTACCTGCAGCGCTATACGGATCCACTAGCAAGTCAATACCTCCGAAATATGCAAGGATTGCGCCCTGTGAAAAGTTACCGAAAATCATAGAACCCTTCGCTGCTGTGCTGCCGTCCGTTTCAAATCCGTCTACGAGGTAAGGCGTTGCAATCGCGTTGTATTGGTTGAACCGTCCGTTCTCCCATAATGGAGTCACGCCTGTAACCTGAGCCAATACTTTCGAAAGGCCGTAAGCACCGGGAGACATTACGTAGTTCGCGCCTGAAAGGTTTGCACCTGCTGCCAATGCGTCTTCCTCCATCTTGTTAACAATTGCAGTTGTTAAAGCTGCATTTGCAACGCTCGACTGGTTTACCGTAGTAGATGCAGAAATGAGGTCGAAAGCAAAATCATCAATATAGGCATTCATGGCCTGCGCTAACTCGTTTGAGATTAAACGGTCAACTTCTGGGCCTCCCTGGAGGATAAGCTGTTTTGAATAAGCTGTTTCCGCTGCGACTCGCTGTGGTGTCAATGTGACCTCATCCATTTCCATGCCTGACTCTGCGTCATTTCCAACTTCTGTAGCGGCTGCTCCTACTGCTTTCACGCTAATACGTGGAAATTGCAGGTTTCCGGTTGCGTTCCGGATTACCGTTGTGCCAAGTTGCTCCAATACAGTCGGGGCACGTAGCGCCTCAATTGCGGCAGGGACAACAGTTGGAACGAATCCTGAACCGTCGCCGCTTCCTGCTTGGAAGTCGTCAGCACCTCCAGCACGTAAAGCGATGGATGGGATTGCAATTTGTCCGGCAGACTGCAAGCCTTGCGAACGCATTTCTTTCTGTGCCTCGTTTGCCCATTCAGCTTCTGCACCCTCTAGGCTGCGACCGTTAGAAACGGCTTTCACCGCACGGGACAAAGAGAAGGAACCGTTGACGCGCTCAACTTCGCGCTTTTCAGACGTTCCAGCAGAGCCGGTTTGTGCCATTCGTGCGACCATTGACTGTTCACGCTCTTTGTGCTTAATCTTGCTGTCAAGATCGGAAATAAGACCGTCCAACTTATCGCATCGCTCCTGCTCTGCTTCGGTTATTGTGCGGCCTTCTGAATCGGCCTTTTGGCCAACGGCTACGAATTCCTCATAGTGTGCGGAACGCGTGCCTTTTAAATCGTTTAAAGTCATTTTTGTAAAATTATTAGGTGCTAAGTTAAGCACCTCGGTTTTTATGGTTTCAAGTTCCTGCCGTACCTCCGGCGCTTCCTGTTCGGTTTTCATTTCCTCAGCTTCCTCTTTCGCTGTCGCCATGTTTCGGGCTGATACGGTTGTGGT